TTACCACCAGCCTCGGCACCGCCGGGCTGTAGCGTCTCTGGCGAAGGCTGCCCCTGCGGCGGGGCCGCGGCAGCCGCAGTACGCGCGGTGAACTCCAGCTTATCCCGTGAGGGAATGATCTCATCGGTTGGCATCTGCAGCCCCTTGGCCACTTCCCGCAGGATAGCCGCACGACCTTCGATGCCGATGATCTGCATGTCTATCTCGTTCGCAGTGGCGTTGAGGAACTCAAGCCGCCGCACGTTGACAGTCTCTTTGACTGCGAGGTTGACAGCACCACGCGCGATAACTTCTGCGTCGCCCTTGATGCTCTCGTCCTCGTCGTACCGCATGTTGTACACGAACTGGCGGTGCACGATGGCGTAGATCACATCGTTGTCGATGTACATCACGACCTGCCGGATACCCTTACCCGCGGAGCCCATCAGCATCGACAGGCCCGAAGCTGTACGCCCCGCACCCTGCACGTTGGTGTCGCCGTAGATGTAGGACGGGATACCGCTGTGGTCGTCAGCCATCTTGGAGAACCGCTCGTAGACCCCGAGCAACTCGTTGGCACGAGAGTCTGGCTGGGTGAACCGCACCGCCGGCGCGCTCGACCCCAGCGGGTCGTTCAGAACCTGCCAGATTTTCCACGGGTGGATTTGGGTGATGTCTTCGTTCGGCGGGATGCGCTCAAGGTTGACCTCGACCTGTGGGCCCGAAGCAATCGCCATGTTGTTGACCAGCGCGCGGACGGCGGCGTTACACACGCCCTGAATATCCTCAATGATCTCAGGGATACCGCGGCCCCAGAACGCCCCGGGCGTCTTGATGAACGACGTCTTGGCGTAGGGCTTCTCGCCCAGCGGATCGTAGTTGAGGACCGCCTTGATGACGTACTTACCGACAGTCCACACATTGGCGTCGTGCTCGCGAGCTTCGTCCGGGACTTCTTCGTCGCTAAGCCCCCACTCGCGCAGCATTTTTCCGCTCACTTTACCCCAAAACTCTAGGGCATCGTACATATCGGTCGGGCGCATCCCGGTGTAGAACTTGCGTTCCTCCTCCTCGCGCTGCATCTCGATGTGTTCTTGAATCCATGATTGCGACGGGCCTTGGTCCAGCGTCGCGCGGATCGCCTCGTCGTCGTAGCCCGGCACGCCTATGAGGTCCGCCAGCTGTGTCCTGCTCAGCTTGTGTAGCTCAAACAGGTACCCGTCGTCGATGTGTGTGACACCCGGCTCAGGGTAGATGTTGAACGGGCTGACCCGCTCGTACTCTGGCGCCAACCGCTCGCTGGCCGCGACCTGCGTGGTACCGTCCGGCCCTTTGGTCCACCCCAGATGCCGCTGTCGCCGCACGATGGGGCCTTTGATGAACGCACACGGGAACGTGACAAGGTCGGTGATGAACTCGTTGAAGGCTTCAGACCAGCCGCCCTGAGCAAACTGGTCGTCGATCTTGATCTTCATGCGGTCGACAGAGTTCTGCGCGGCCTGCATAATCTTGAATCGGTACTCTTGCGCGACCAGCTCTTTGAGCTCTGCCATCTGCGCTTGATCCGGGGCCATGCCGGTGGACTGAACCATACCCACAACCTTCTGCGCAAAGCTGGATTCCAGCTCCGCGGTCTGGTCTGGTGACAAGTCAGGGATCGGCGTCGTCATCATGTCCCACGGAGGTGTCCCGTTATCGAGCAGGATGTCCCGAAGCCAGCTCTCGGCCGCCCGGCACTTCACCTCAGTAATCATCATGTAAACTTCAGAGCCGCCTTGCTCTCTGATCTGCGACAGTTTGTTTGACTCGTACTCACCGTTGCGCTGGCGCATGGCCCGCAGCATGATATCCTCGATGGGCTCCTTGGCGAGCTGTGCAGCTTCCCAGCAGGTGCGGACGTACGCACCCAAGCCCAGAATGAACGGATCATTCTGCCGCGCCTGTACCTCACGGTCGATGCGCTCCTGCTCCTCACGGGCAAGATCGTCATTATTTAGGACGCGTAGTAGGGACAGCCCAGCCATGGTACTCCGTCAATCACTGACCAATTCGTTTGCAGTATACACACGCTTTGTTTTTCCAGCAAGCCAAGAAAAAATCCCCCACCGGGGAGGCCGATGGGGGAGTCTAGGCGGTGTCGAGCAATGTCCACTGGGAGGAGTAGGACGGTCGTGACGAGTTCCTAATACTACGTCCAGCCGGCGGATGCAACACGTTTTACTTCCCGCCGCTCTATCATGTGCTGCCCTTCTCCCGCGGACGCAATATGTAGCATCAGGTACTGCAGCGCTTCGGCCACGTGGCTGTGTTTGTTCTTATCCACCCCGCCGTTCTTGTCGAACCGGTAGCCGCCCATCATGGCAGCCTTGAGGCGCATGCACCTTGGGTCGAGCAGGAACCCCGGGTCACCGTCGACCTGCCGCATGAGGAACTCATCCACGGAGTTGATCCGCGCGCTGACCTTGTTGGTCTTGGCTGGGATGACCCGCAGCCCTTCTGCCTTGATGATGTCGACCGCGGTCCGCTCGTCGGTCTGCGCCCGCTGCGTACCCGCCGGGTCGACGACGATCAGGATGGGCGCGCCCGGGAACCGCTCGTAGAGCAGTGGCTTGAGCATCGTCCGCACGAAACGCTGAATCCCCATGTCGAAGCTCACCAGCTCGTCGAAGATGAGCGCCCGGCCCCGCGGGTCCTGCTGCCCGATCACTGCCGCTGGCGTCAGCCCGAGGTCCATCCCCACCACGATGGGTCGGGTGCCGTTGCTGATCGGCCGCAAGGTCTGGCCGGCCATGTGGTAGTCCGGCCGGAAGTACTGGTAGACCGGCTTGCCGTTGCTGCTCAGCCCGTACTCACCGTCGATGAAGACCCGGATGTACTCCTCGCTGCGGCCTTGGGTGTCGTAGTACCCATCCGGCAGGTTCTCGATGTTCTCGGCGTAGACGCTCCGCCCTGAGGGCTGCTTGAACACGTCCCAGCCGTTGTCGTTCGTACTGACCCCGTCCTTGGGGTCAATTTTCTCCATCTGGTAGTACCACCACGTGTCCATCGTGGGCGGGTTGGTGTCCCCCCACATCCCATGCCACGTCGGCCCGCCGTCCTTGTTGGACGGGAATCGCCCGATCCGTTTGGACATCGCGTCCATGATCTCTGGGTGGATGTCCCTGCACTCGTTGAACCACGCGAAGGTAAGTTCGAGCGAGTTGAGGTTGGCCACGTCGTCCGCGTCGTCCAGCGCCCGGAACATAATCTCACACTCGATGTCACCGACCTCGAAGAAGTAGGTCTTGGTGGTGCGCATGTACCGCCCACACACCCCCGGCGGGAACCAGTCGAGGAACGTCTTGATCGTGGTATCCTGCAGCTGCCGCGCCGTCTCACGGACCACAGCCGCCCGTGTCCTGCGCTTACCTGTGTTGGCGTCCGGCAGCTGTGCTGCTGCCCTGCGGATGATCTCGAAGCTGCATGTCACCGACTTGCCCGAGCCCACAGGGCCCATGAGCGTGCGCATCTTGGCGTTGGATTCCATGAACTTTTGCCCTGTGGGCGGTGGGGTGTAGTCAATCTCAAGCGCCATCAGTGAACCTCCCGTTCACGACCATCGAGTGAGTGGTGGACATAGACCAACTCCTCTGCCTCGTCGTCCAGTGTCGGTCCACACCAGCAGTCTGCCGAGCACTCGTGCTCCTTCAGATCGTTCAGGGGGATTACATGCCAGTCGCCTACACCCTCATCCATGCCCGTGCTCCCGCGCCAATATCACCACGATCTCCCGCGGCCGGCCTTCTGGGCGGCGGTGCGTTCTGCCACGTGGGGGGACGATCTTCGTCCGGTACGAGTGGCCCGCGCTCTCAAGCGCATGGCGTAGGTCTTCATGTTCTTGAAGCGTTTGCAAACGTGCTGCAGGGGCGCCCTCATACGTACTACTGAAAATCGTCTGAATCGAGTTCATAGGCTTCCCCTTCCACGTCCGCTGTCAGGGTCATGGGCGGTGTATTGTTCCCGAAGTTGATGTTGATCTTCACACCACCACCGCCGCCAGCCGCGGTCTCCTCGGTCTTGGCTTCCAGCCCGGCCCACTTGACCGTGGACTTGATGAGGTCAGCCTTGACTGCTGGGGATACATTCGGGCTGTGGATCAGCCCCCAAGACGTTGTGAGGAGCTCCTCAGCCTGCGCCCGAGCCTTGAGCTTGAAGGTCATGCCCTTCTCTCGGATGTCCTCGCGGTAGGATTCCACGCGCTTGAGAAACACCGGGTCCTTGTTGAACACCAGCAGGTCCGAGGCGGTTACGCCGTGCCGGTCCTTGATCTCATCCAAGTCCTCCCCGCTGCCCTCTAGGGCAAGGGCGATGTCGAACGTCAGACGGTCCGACCATTTGGTGTGATGCAGCGGGTATGTGTCCATGGCGCTAAGATAGCGCGGGGTGGTGGGGTCTGGCAAGTGGGTA